TTTTGATCCCGCCGATGCACCTGCAACTAGCACATTCGCCCTTGAAAGCTATAAAGGAGCTGTTAGCTTCCCTGCTTACAAGGCGAATGAAGTGTTGAGATGTGCTCACAGTGATATGAATAAGCGTAAAACTTATTACACCAGGTTTGTATCGGGGTCGGTAGGCGATCGACTGGCTGATGTTGGACGGTTTCAGTATCGCACTGATCCGGCCGCAGCATCCAACGTAACAGTTGGTAGGCTGTATGTTTCATACCGTATACGGTTTCAAACACCACAGCTCATTGACTTGAACACGCCAAACCTATCAGTTGAGGTGCTAAAGCCTCACCAGTCCAATACTAGGTATGCAGGACCCCAGCTTAATGCTTCGCCTGTCATAGCTAATATTGGAATTGGTAGCTTGTTAAATGCCGATGAAAATCAGGCCCCTACAGGGCTGATCCAAGCCGGCATCAAGCTAGTAACTGGGAGAGCTGCAAACGAATGGACTCATGCCATGACTCCCGAACGTTTGCTAGAATTCTCAGTACCGGGGCTTTACCGATTGCTAAGCAAGAGTACTTTCACCTCTGTGGGGGTGGCTGATTCTGCCCTCGAGCAAATAGCCTCTCCCAATGTCATGGAGGTAACGGCGTCAAGTGCAGGTGATGACCCTGCATTCGACTTCGTGCGCCTCCCTCAGTATACATATAGCAGAACAGATGATACATGCTATACTGAGGACTTGTTTAGAGTGTTGAAGGCTGGGGCACAATGTGCAATCCGTGGTGCAAACACCATGGAGAACATAACCCCAGGCGTTTCGTTGGAACGTCAGGGGGTGGAGCTGCTAGTGTCCAAAGTGGGACTCCTAGACAGCATTATTCCCCCCTCACTATTCCCACTTATCGCCATTGGCATGCCAGGAGCACTGGGCACCATCTCTAGGTAACTCCCATCATTGGCATTGAGCCACTGAACCCCTCTCCGCAGAACAATGACGCTGCTAAGTTAGGTCATTACTCCTCTCCACCCTCTCGTTAGGAACGCTAGCGCCTTTCAACATGGTATGAACATGCAATTAGGCTAGCT